GTCGCGTTCGTGTTCGTGCCCGACGCCACATGAGCGCGGTAGCCGGCCAGGATCATCAGCCTGTCGCCCGACGCGGCGGTCTGGGTGGTGATGGCGGTGCTCGGGATGATGCGGGTCTGCTGAGCCGCTGAGGCCATTTCCTGGCCGAGCGCGTCGGGGGTGGAGTTGATCGGGGTGACCGTGTGCCCGGCGTAGAGGGTGCTGAGTACGGCGGTGCCGTCGTTGGAGATCAGGTAGACGCCGATGTTCAGCGACTTGTCATGACCGCTGCCGCCCTCGATTGCACGGATGGAAGCGGTCAGGTTGCCTGAGATCGACTGCGCGGCGAGCGGCGCCGAGACGAACGCGGCCACCGGAATGTTGGTGATCGTCGCCTGAGTCTCCGCGACGCTGAAATCGGTGAGCGCCGTGTTGGTCCGGACGATTCCGGTCGGCGCGGCGTAGTGGGCTGAGAGTCCTGCCAGCCAGCCGGCGGGCAGTGCCGGTGGTGTGACAGCCGGCGCTCCGCTCGACGGTAGGTAGAAGCGGGTCGCCATGCGGCCCTCCCCGGGTTAGGCCGCGACGGGCGCGAGCGTCACGTCCAGCTCACCGACCGGGATGGAGAAGTTGTCGCCCGCGGTGACCGCGTTCGCGGTCATGTCGTCGGACCACAGGAAGTTGCCCGACGTGCTGGCGTCGTGCGCCGAATAGTGCGTGTAGTCCTCGGTGCCGGCCACCGTGGTCCAGTCGAGGGCGACGGTGTTGGAGATGGCACCGCCGGACGCGACTGTGCCGAACGTGGCCTGTTTGCGGGTCGTCTCCGTCGCTGGGTTCGCGGTGCCGGCCGAGCCCGGGTCTCCGACGTGCAGCTTGATCCACACAGCGGCCGGTTCGGTCCACGTCGTGGACTGGCAGAGCGCGTTCAGGACCGCGTTCGCGACCGTCGATGAGAGCCCGACCGTCATGGTTCCTCCTACAGCCAGAAGAAGAGCAGGGCTACCAGTCCGGCGACGACTGCGACGAAGCCGAGGAACCGTTTCCGGCAGCCGGTGTTGTCGGGGTTGTAGAGGCCGCCGCCGTCGTCGTCGGCCATCACTCGTAGACGAACGTGGCGGCCGGGGCGGTGCCGGTGAAGGTGGCGTGGATGCCGCCCTTGCACGGCACGTCGCCGAGCTCGACCGCCATCGTGGTGGCGATGGCCGCCTTAACGGTCAGGATCTGCGTGCCGCCGCTGCCGCCCGCGCGGACCACGACCGTCGCCGCGTCGGCGGCGGCCGAGAGGACGACCCGCTTCAGAATCGAGTCGACCGTGGTCACGTCGGCTGTCGCGGCGATCTGCTTGATGTTCGACGGGGTCACCGGTTCGCCCCGCCGCGGTGCTGCCGGTCAGCGACGGGCGGCTTGGGCTTGGTCTCCTTCACGGCGGGCTTCAGGGTGCCGGGCGCGTCGCGTCCGACCCACGCCGCACGGTCCTCGTCGAGCTCGACCTCCTGGCCGGGCTCCCACGGGCCCCACTGCTGCCCGTCGCTGTACGAGTGGTAGGCCTGCTCCACGACATACCTGGGCATGATCAGATCCCTTCCAGGTAGGTGAGGATCCACACCGTGGCGACGACGTCGCCGGCGATCGGTGTCCATGATGCGGTGGTCATCCGGCAGCCGACCTTGCCGCCGGCAGCGCCCTGGTCGGATCCGCGGGCCTGGATCGCCTTCGACCCCTGCGTGTCGGTGGCGTTCAGCGCCGTGGTGAGGCCGGTCGCTGAACCGTTCACGAGCGGCTCGACGGTCAGGGTGCCGGCGGTGCGGGCGTCTGCGGCGGCGACCCGAACGGAGACGGCGACGACTTCGAAGTCCCACGGGATGGTGTAGCCGTCGGCGGCATTGGTGTCGTCTACGCCTGCTGCGACGTCGCGGACGTTCGCAACGGTCAGCGCCACGTTCGACTGGCTGTCCGCGACGTCCGACTGCATGAAGTTCAGGGCGATGAGGTTGCCCTTGGCGATGACGCGTTCGATCTGCATCCGAAATTCTCCTCAAGCTGAGGGCCCACACCCGTGCAGGTGTGGGCCCTCTCGGTCACTCCGGGACGTGCGGTCAGACGGTGATGTTGTAGAGGCCGGCTGCCGCCTCGATGCCGGACGCGGCGCCGGTCGGGGTGAACCGGCCGAAGCCCAGCCGCAGGCTGTAGACGATCCGGGTCTGGTCGCGGGCGGGGAGCCGCTCGGTTTCGACCATGACCCGGCGCCGCCAGCCGGCCTTGAAACCGCGGACGTTCGCGGCGACGACCTGGCCCTTGGTGTTGTTGCCCGGGGTGGTGGACACCTTGCCGTCGGCCTCGGTCTTGCTGATGGCGATCGTCGACACGTGCGGGTGGCCGGCGATGGAGCCGGCCTCACCGTTGAAGATCGTCGCGGCCGGGCCGTACTTGTCGACGGTCAGGTACTCGTCGATCAGCGCGATCTTGTCAGCGGCTTCCGGGTCGGAGAAGTAGACGAGGTCGCGCTTGCTGATCGGGTGACCCCAGTCGGTGAGCCGGGTCAGATCGATCATCTTCGACCGCAGCCCGTGCAGGCCGGACAGGGTGACCGGGCCGGCGGCGTCGACACCGTTGGCGGTGTTGTCGACGATCCACGCGTGGCGGATCCCGTCGAACGCCAGGTAGTGCTTGGTGACAGCAGGGGTGGCGTCGTCGAGGTTGATGTTGCCGGTGGCCGTGCCGGTGTTGTCGCCGTTCAGGACGAGCGAGTCGGTGTAGTGCGCGACCGACAGAGCCGCCTGACGGCGCAGGAACGGCACGAACGGGATGATCGAGTCCTCGTCCATCTCACCCGACCACATCTGGTGGATGACGAACTTCTTCGCATCGACCTGCACGCGCTGCGAGCCGGTCTTCACCGTGCCGTACTCGGCCGAGTTGTTCGCCGTGTTCTCGGCGACGAACAGCATCTCGGGGATGTCGACCTCGACCGGCAGGTACGCGGTCGGGTCGGTCATCTCGAAGCTGTCGATCAGCGGGAACACGCGGCCGAGCTTGCGGGGCGCCTCCCACAGCTCGCCGACGTACTGCGCGCCGACCAGCTGCGAGCCGAAGCCGGACTCGGCGGTGTCCATCGCGAGGATCGCGCGCTGGTAGGCGCCGGTCAGCTCGAACTTCCCCGCCCGGGCGAGCGTGCGGTCCTTGCCGTGGAACTCGGCGATCGGGATCCGCGGGAACATGTCGTCGAGGGCCTTGCGGTCGAGCTCGCGGACGGTGTCCGCGGACAGGTACCGGGCGGCGGAGATCGACTCGAAGGTGCGGGTCAGCTCCTCCGACGGGCCGGCGTGCTGCCCACCGCGGTTGTTCCGCTGGCCGCGCAGGGTCATCTGGGTGTCGTAGAGCCACTCGACGTCGGAGACCGACAGGCCCCAGCGGGCGTACTTCGTGCCGACCAGCTGGGTGTCGCCGGCGTCGGAGCCGAAGCGGAGCTTGCGGACGAACTCCTCGTCGTTCTTCAGCCCGTCGAGCGCCTCGCCGACAAGCTGCTTGATCTTCTCGTCGGAGGTGCGGTCGGCAACGTCGTCGCCGATGGACTTGAGTTGCGCCTTGACGTCGGTCGCAAGCGCCTCAAGGGTGACCGTGTCGGTCATGGTGCTGTCCCTTCAGATCTTGAGGGCTGCGAGGAAGCCCTGCGCAGCAGACTCTGGGATGGTCGCCGTTTCGGCGGGGGTGGTGGAGATGCCGAGCCGGTTGAGCACGGCCAGCACCGCGGCCTCGAGGTCGGGCGCGGTGACGTCGGATGCCGGCTGGTCGACCTCGTCGAACAGGTCGACCAGCTCACGGCCGAGGGTTGCGAGTTGCGACCGCTGCTGCTGCTTGAGCGCCTTCGGGTCGCCGGGGACGGGGACGGCGGAGATTTCGGCCAGGTCGTAGAACACCTCGTCGTGGATCTTCTCGGCCGACAGTGACCACCAGGCCAGGGCGGCGCCTTCTTCGTCGACCATGTCGAACCCGACACTGACGGCGGACAGGAACCCGCGCCGGTACTTCGACTCGACCTGCCGCGCCAACTCGTCTTCAGCGTCGAAGGTGATCTCGGCGAGCAGCGTGTCGTCCTTGAGCGCGGTCAGCGACCGGCCGATCGTAGGGATCGACGGGTTGTGCGCCCACAGCACGACCGGGTTCGCCTCGTAGTTCGCGAGGCGCCAGCCGTCGTTACGCAGCGCGTACCCGTAGCGGTTGACGGCCGTCGATGATGCGGTGAATGTCATCGGGCCGCCGTCGGCGAGCGCGCCGCGATCCAGGTATGCCCGGGTGAATGCCGGGCGGTTCTCAGTCATCAGCTACTCCAGGCGTGACCGTTGATGCGGGTACCGAACGCGTCGGCGATGAAGCGCCGCGCCTCGAGGTGGCTGAGCGCATCCTTTGGCGTGGACGGGTTGACCTCGTCGTCCGGCAGCTTCTTCGCCGGCTCGGGCAGGTCGAGGGATCCGTCCGGGCGCAGCGGCGCCTTGTTGACCGGCATGTACGGGGTGTCGCCCCACGTGACCGGGGCCATGCCCTTGCCCTTGCGCCACTCGTTGATCGTGAGCGCGCCGCGGTCGAGTGCCTGCGCCTCGCGCGTCCACGACTCGGTAGCCGACTCCTGTAGGGCGGACACCTGCGTGAAGTCGTACTCGCAGTGGTCCGGGCCGCCCTTGAACCGGGGCAGGTACTGTTCGGTGATCTCGGCGGCGCGGAAGTTCGCGTCGGAAACGAGCGTGTTGTCCCACGCCATCCGCTCGAACTCGCGGGCGTTGGACAGGGTCGCGTGTTCGAGGTCGTTGAGTAGCGGCGATGGGATGCCGTACGCCCGGCAGGCCTGCCGGAACGTCAGGTTGAGACCGGAGACGAACTCGGCGTCCTTCGGCGTGATCGCCATCTGCCGGAACTGCGCGTCGTAGCGCAGCACCGCCCACCGGTGGGCCTTGTCTGCGCCGGACATCCGCTTCTCGAGCGCCTTCTCCAACTCGGTTGCCTGCGGCTCGGAGAACGTGACGTCCTTCGTGGCTGGAACGACCACGCCGGCGATCTGCATGCCCTGCTTGAAGAGCTTGTTGTTGCTCTTCATCATCGCCTCGGACGTGTCCGCGGCCAGGCGCGCCGCGGCGAGCGGTGACAGGGGGCTGAACTCGTCGATGGGGTTGGGGTACCGGAACCACACGATCTCATCGGGATCGAACTTGATGATCTCGCCGGACACGGAGTGGTACGCGTACTGCTGGATGTACTTCGTCTCGTGCGTGATCGGCTTGAGCCGCGAGGGCTTCAGCCACCAGATCTCGCCGGGCTGGCCACGGCGCCCGGGCTCCAGCGCCCAAGCAGTCTGACCCCACAGCCCCATCGAGAACTCGTCCATGCGCTCGAGGCGCGCCGACGTCCAGAACGGGTTGACCTTGCGGTACTGGCTGACCGCCGGGTGTGCAGTGTCCTCGAGCTTCTCGCTCTCGCTGCCACGGTAGAACCGCAGCCGCGGCTTCGATAGCAGCCGGGCCCGGAACGCAACAATGGAGTATATGTCGTTCGACGTGGCGGCGTACTCGCCGTACTCCTCCGGGCTGAACTCCGACTGGTCGTGGCCGTACGCCAGGTCGGGAGCGATGAGTTCGCCCTTGCCGACCGGCCAGGCGTGCTTGTGCTCGCCGCGCCGGCGCGCGCGGATCCGCTCGAGCAGGTCCATCAGTCAGCGCCCTTCGGCCCGGCGGCCTCCCAGCCGACCATGCCGGCCGCCCACAGCCACGCCAGCACCCAGCCGACCGCTCGGACGGTGTAGCGGACGACGGCGAAGAGCACGAACGGCAGCACCATCAGCGCGACGAGCAGGACCCGGCGCCAGTCGACGGTCGCAGCCCGGGCGTTGATCTGGTCGACGGTGGCGGTCAGGGTCGTCACAGCGCCTCCTTTAGGCCATCAGCGATCCGCTCAACACCTGCACCCGGGAGGTGCCGATCTTGTCGATGCGGGCGTGGAACGTGTACCGGGCGTAGGTGGCCGAGCAGACCGGGGAGATGTCGACGTCGGACTGGCGCCGGCCCCAGCCGATCGCGTCACCGAGCGGCCGCGGCTTCGCGCCGGCGACCGCGACGGTGAGCTCCGCCTGACCGATGTGCCGCAGTCCCTCGGCCCGGGCGGCGGCGATGAACTGGCCGACCGCTGTGCCGACGTCGTTCGAATCCATGATCAGGAGGTCGCCGCGCTGAGGATGGTCTTCATCCTCCGGCGGCGTGATCCCCACTGCGGCCATGTCGTCGAGCAGCGCCCTCACCGCGGCCACGCCGTCGACGCCGATCGCGACCGGGTCAAGGGCTGCCTTCAGCTCGAGCAGCGCTTTCACACACCACGCGATACCGGCTCCGTACTTGACGACCTGGACGTGGCCGAGCCCATCGGCCCGAGGCCCGTACATCGAGATCGACGCGTGGTCGAGCATCGGTGTCACGTCGAGGGACAGCGCGACGTCGCCGGCCCGCTTCGACTCGGGGTCGATCATCCGCGCCCACAGCTTCGTGTCGATCACACCGCCGCCGTGCGCGCGGGGCTTCCACACGCCGAGGCGTTCCTGCGGATACTTCGTGCCGAGCCCTGACGGGCGCATCTCGTCCTCGACGGTGTCCTGCTCGATCCGGATTCCGAGGGCCGGGTTCGTCGTGTACGCCAGGTCGAGGTCCTTGGCACGTTCGTAGAAGTCGGGTGCCCGGGTGTCGAGGTCGGCGCCCCAGTCGAAGTGCGCCAGGCGGGGGACGCCTTCTTCGCCGTCCTCGCGCAGGTTGTAGCACCAGGCCGCCTCGTCGTCGGGCGGGGTGCCGAAGAACCAGTGCTGCCAGTTGTACTGCGCCGACGTGGTCGGGCCGACGGCGGCGACCTGCTCCTGGGTGACTTCCTGACCCTCGTCCCAGACGAGCTTCTTCGCGGAGAATCCACGGACCGCCGTGCGGGACCGGGTCACATATTGGAGCATGTGGCCGTTGCGTAGCTCGATCTGCTGCTCGCCATTCGAATGGCGGAAGCCGTTCTTCCCGACCCGGCGGTACAGGTCCGGTGTATTCCGGATCAGCTTCTCCAGCCGCTTGTACGCCTTCATCGACGTGCGGTGCTGGTGAGCCGAGTGGATGATTTCTTCCTCGTTGAAAAGGAACAGCCACGCCAACTCAAGCGCCTCGATGATCGCGCCCTTGCCGTTCTGGCGAGGCACCCACACCGATACCCGGTTCGCGGTGTACCGGCCGTCGGTCTGCAGGCCGAGGCCGTGGGTGAGGATGTCCCGCTGCCACGGGTCGAGGACCAGACCGGCGGACTCCGCCAGGTCGATGACCTCAGGTGCGGCGGACAGATCGTACGGTGGGAAGTTACTGACCCGCGGCGTCTGCGAGCCTCTTCGAACGGCGAGCGCTGAGGTCATCGACTCGGCTCGCCTCCTTGCCCGGTAGCGACTCGATCTCCCGGATGACCTCGGCGAGCTGCTTGGCGATGACCGCCGCGTCTTTGCCGTAAGCCTCGTCGAGCTCGACGGCCAGCTTGTCCCGGATCGCTATCAGGGATAGACGGTGGTCACCGCCTGATACCACTGTGGACGGTGGCTGGGTCACTGACCTGCACCTCCACAAACCTCGGGGAGAGAAAAGGGAGGAAGGAACGTGGGGTC